GCCTTTGCATCAAAATTAGAATGGGATTTCATCTATAACCTCCGTGTCATTATTGTTAACTGTAACAACTTCATCACCTACTCGTGGTGTACGATCACCAACTCTAGCTGATAAGAACTTTGTTTGACCATCTTTGGATACTGTTTTCCAACAAGCAATCCTACGTTGATCTCCATTAGGTAGAGTAATAGGACCACTAAAGTCAGGTGACTTTTCATTAGTAGACTTATCATTCTCATACATAGTGCCTATCTTAGTATAGACATCACGAGCAGTACCACCATCAGGTAGTGATGCTTTGACTACTACGATTCTGTACTCTGTACCATTACTATCTAGCTTACCTTGCACAAGCAGACTTTCATCTGCTCGTGGTTTGAAAAAGCTACCTCTATCTGTATTATCATAATCCATCATCTTCTCCTCTTGGCTTTGGTTTGGATATATTTATACTTGGCTTACTTGCCTCGTTACCATCATCATCTTCTGATGGCAGACCATACACAGCTTGTAATGTGTATCTCTTTGCATATGTAATAGCTGATCCAATCTTCTGTGGATTCTTCATACTTGCTTCATCAAGAAGTATTGGTAGCTTGGACACATATGTATTGTCATCTGCTGTATGACGTACAGTAGTAACTACTACAATATCTCTTTGATAGTTCTTGACCTCAATCTCCTGAGTAAAGAACAAACCAAACTGATTGCCTTGATTGACTGCTTCAATAACAGACTCAAGTTTAGAATAGTTACTTCTGAAGTGTGGGTTCTTGCCATCTTTCTTGGCAGTCACCGATAGTTTTTGGAACTCAAGCATAGCACTAGCCAAGTTATATACTTTACTAGGTGTCTGCTTTTTGGTATTAATAATCTTATCTGTCATGTGTTACCTCCGTTTCCAGATAGATGTAAGGGTGAGTTGGGTCTACTCACCCTTTTTCTTTGTGATGCGAACTGACCCTCGCTTATCTCGCTTGACTGACAAGACATCATTGTAGATCTCTGCTTCATCAGGCTTGATCTCTTCTTTGAGCAGCTTCTTTGCACTCTCAAACTTTTTAGCTGTTTCTTCAAACATCATGTAAGCATTGGTAGCTTCAGTAAAACTGTTGCTCTTTGATACATCTCGCTTGGTTTTGCCATTGATAGGTATGCTATCGGTAATGCTTTTAGATGTGGCAATGTGCATATCTTGTGGCTCTTCATTATGTATTACATAATCCCAAAATATTTTTATCTGTGTAAGCATTTGTTTTTGATACTGTTCACTAGCATCTATAATAACTCCATCATATTTGTTACCAAGTATGACGGACAATAAACATTGCTTTGCTTTGGATATGTAAAGATAAAACTGTACTTGTGGCATATAGAAGTTAATCATATTCTCCATAGTATTCATGCCATGAGTATGTTTGCATTCGATAATCATATGCTTGTCTTTGTCGTAGCCATCAACTGTACCCTGAAATGGTATGCTACCATACGACATTTCAAATTTTTTCTGTGCTGACCACTCATAATCAAATGCTCGTTGTGACCACATGAGATTAAAGTTTTCTGTTTCAACACCAAGCAAGACATGAAACTCGTGTGATAAATCTACACGACCAATCTTACCAGTTTTGATTTTCCAAAGTTCATTCCATTTACCACTCATGAGTGACACCATATCAGAACCTCTGATATAATCTTCTGCATGAGCAGATAGTCTTAGTTCTACTGCCATTTAGTCCTCCGTTTTCTGCTATCAGCATACACTAATTATTTAATTATATCAAGTATTTAGATATAATCTTTGTGGGTAGATGACATTCCTGCTGGTTGCAAGTTGTCATTTTTATCAGGCACAAATAATATTGACTGATAAAAATCATAGTAACTATTTAATTTTACATATCCGTATCTGTCACGATCAGATACTTCTACTGGTACATCTTCAAATTTATCTTCCATTTTGTACTCCTAATCTAATATTTTTATATGTTTAGAATTTGATAGATAATAATGTTTATTAGATTCTGATAAGGCTTTTGCTAAATCAAAAATATAATTATCTATAGTGTTACTTTCTATTTTATGGTTTTCTAATTCAGTTTGAAAGTCTTCTACACTCATTTGTGAAACTATAGCTAATGAAACTTTCATAGCATTTTTTTCTTCATCACTCGTCATAGGCTTCCTCCTTTATGTATTCCTTGACTAGATTATCACTGATATTTTCAGTTAAAAATTGTGTAATGTTATCGCCTTCAATGACATTATTGTCATAACAATCAAGAAGAAAATACATAAGATCTCTTCCTTCTAACGATTCCATATCTTCTATTTGCCATTTTGCTAGGGTCATATCAATATCCTTTCGCTGATATTAGTTGTTGTGATATAGATTCAACCAGTGACTTACGATAGTAAAGCAAAGGCTGAACAAACTCATAGATCTCTGCCAGTGATGGGAAGAACTTACTCTTCAAACATATCTGTTCACAAGCATATCTAAGTATGTCGGCAGGTATATGTGACAACTTACCTGCATACACACGAGCTTTGAGTGCCATGTCTTTTTCTGTAAGTGCTGATTGTTTGGTAGTACATACCATGACTTCGACAATCCATTTCTCAATATCTTTTGGATCAGCGACAGTCATGCCATGTTTCATTAGCTGAGTAATAGACTCTTCACTCTTGACGAGTCCATCAGCTACATCAGATATGCAAGGCATATCCCATCTGAAGAACATATACTGATTGTTTACTCGTTCATTTATCTGACAGTTCAGTAATGATTCTATGGAAGAACGAATCAGTTTGGTGTGATGGTTTGGTTTGTCTGAGTATCTTTTTATGATTAGCTCTGCGACTGAGTTGTTTGTCACACCATTTGCTATATTCGTTATCCCAGTTTTCTTTTCTATACTGGTTGTGTATGTAGAAATGTCTGAAATGTTTGAGTTCTCTGTCATGGTTTACCTCCTTGTATCTATCCATGATTGCTTGGCTTGGTTGCCAATCTTTAGTAATTAGCTTCAATGTAATCACCCCAATACTCGTTCCAAAGTTCTACTGCTATGTCGTTACACATATCTTTTTCAGATTGAAACTTTGGTTTCATATTATAATTAATGAATCTTTGTACTTGTGACACATCATCAGATTCATCTATTACTCGTTGCAATCCTTCGATTGCAACTACACGATCATAATAATCGTATATTGTTTTCTTAACATTACCCATCTTTGCCTCCTTGAATTAGGGTCATCTTCATATCAGTAATACGTTGCGGCATTACTACTGTGTCGTTGCATATTGTGCAACATCTACCTTCACATATAGGTTCAGCATTATGTCCATCTTCCCATATTGCTTTACCATTATGATAAAGTATATCTATGTTTTGTTTACAGATAACACATTTCATTTTATTACCTCCTTAAATATTTTATCTGGAATGATAGCAACCCATCTTGGGTCACCAGTCTTACGTTTATAAAAAGCAATATCTCTAGCTTGTAACACTTTGAAAACACTAGGGAATTTGTCTACTGCTCTGTATTTTATTTCTGCTACATACTCCTTGCCATTTATAATAATCTTTATGTCACCAGTATGTTCACCACCAAGACTACCTGATAATGGTACTTTTTTTGTAGCATACTTCCATGAGTTAAATAGTTTTACAAACCAGTTCTCATGATAGTTACCTTTAATTTTACTTTTCGAGGGCATCTATACATTTATCCCTGATAGTTATTAGTTGGTTATAAGTGTCACTACTCTTATCTTCTTCTTTATTATAAAACTTTTCTTGCAAGAATTGCACACTAACTTTGATACTAATTAGTTCTTGTCTAGTAAATATTATATCTTCTTTAGGATTTACTATGGCATCTACTTCAGCTTTAGTTAAATACTTTTGCATTAAAACTCTCCGTCATCTGTTGATATTGTTAAGTAAACTTGCAATGCTTCACACCAACATAGCAAGTTAAATAGTTTTGGTTCAACAAGTTTACGTTCCCATTGACCAAACAGTTTTGTATCCACACCAATGGACAAAGCTAGTGCCTCTTGAGATAGATGTCGTTCTTTTCTCCGTGACACAAGCTGATCCACTAGTGCTTTGTGTTGATATTTTACTGTGTTTTTCATAGTTAAATGTAGCTAGGCATAAGGAGCTATGCCTAGCTACTACCCACGACAAGGTATTACTTGAAGTTCATGTGCTTGATGCCGCTGTCATACAAGATATCTTCAATCATATCTGACATCTGAAGATCAGGGTGGTTTTGCTCCCACATACTTGTAGTTTTGGCAGTCATCTTGTTGATCCATACTTCAGGGTGTAGATCACCATATGGTTTGGTACAGAGTGTTATGTGTTTGAATATATCTCTGTATTCTGATGGGTGAGAAGCTCGTGCTATATTCTCACACATCTTTAGTTCGTTTGTCGTGTATGTTATCATGTTGTCCTCCGTTACATGAATATTGAGTCTGACTTAGACATATAGTTTAGCATTTTACTATTACGTTCTACAATAGTTTTGTTGGTGCTACTGACATTTACTGGGTGTGAAATCCAATGTGTCACAGCATTATACAATGCCCATTTGTTCTTACCAATGTTGTATTGATAGTCACCCCAGTGTTGCTGTAGTTTTGCATACTGAGTTTCGTTACGATACTTGCCATCAATAGTAGGCTTTGGTGTGTAAGTTAACTTAGCAAACAAATGATTTGCATCTTCATCTCTGACTGGTGTTCTGTACCACTCACGGAAGCGAGGCTCGTTATCACGAAACAAGTTGATAGAATGTTTGATATGGTCAAAGTTGTAATTGAAATAACCATTATGTTTTTGTTTGTAGTTGGCAATCTTATCAGGTGTTGTGCAACCATTCATGCACCACAAACGTAAGCCATCAGCTTGTATCATAACAGACCATACACCATTGTAAGAGTTACGAAGTGTAATCTGAAATGCTATGTAGTCTTGCATAGCAGGATCATCAAAGCATATCTCTTTGAATATAATCTTTGTGTCCATCATAGCACCATTGTCTAACATATTTATTTGTGTGACATATGGTGTTTTCATACTGTCTGCAATATCAATGATAGGCTCAAGTACTTGTGTATGTTTGACTGGTCTGTATGATGTTGAGTGATTACCAAGATACTCATTTGTATCGGTCCTGATAATCATTACACGATCATTACAATCTATATCAGATATAAGACCATCTTTACTGTAGTCTTGAAATACACCTTTCATAGGTATAGTTTGTATTGGAAAAGCATAGTCACCTTTCTTGTCGACTAGCTTTGCAAGTTGTGTCATATGGTTCATGTTTACCTCCGTGTTAAACCATTGGGTTAAATGCTACTAGACAATAGATCATAGTAACAAACGAAATGATACAGAATATTATCCATATCAAATAGATTATAAAAAAGTTATCCATCTTACTTACTCTTTAGTTTAGCAAGACGATCATTTATCTTTTGGATACCATACATGGCTACACATACACCAAATGTATATGCGGCTATGAATACATATATATATTCATCGCCACCTGAATACTCATAAAGAAACATGAGTGATAGCATAACTAAAATAGTACCAAAGATTATGCACAATGTATTTATCATTTTGATTCTCCATTTTGAAATGATGATTTGAAATGATGACATGAAAGATGTCGATCAAGCAATTACTAACTTGAGTTGGATTCTCCCATGCCCTGCACCCATCTGTGGGATTAGGTACACCAACCCAGAGTCTGAGATGGAATCTCAGTGTGAATGCCACGGTGGGTTGGGTGGGTGGAGTGGCATTCACATAGTATTAGTATGTGTCAACGAGCCTAAGCGAGTGGTGCGACACATTCCTTTACTGGTCGTATAAAAAAAAGAGGTAGAGAATAAATCCCTACCTCAGTATAGATGTTAAGCCTTGTGTTTGATAGGCTTAGATGCTTGTTTGATTGCATCTCTCAACATATCCTCAGCTTTGTTGGCTGATATCTTGCATATGTTTATATCAAGTCCAATCTGTGGATAGTCTTTGAATGCTGTGTCTACTCTTGACTCGAAGTCTTTTTGTTGTTCAAGAGATCTGCCTGATTTTCTTGCTCTGATCTTGAGCATTGCATCAGATGCAGAGTTTTTCATCTTTGAACCAGAGTTCATAGATCCAAGAGTAGCAGGATTGAAGATGCTATCGAGATGTTTCTCGTGTTTCTCTGCACCTTCCCAAGGTGTATCGAGAACAGCTTCGTATATCTGACGAAATAGATTCATCTCTAATTCAGCATTCTCGATATTAGCCTCATTCTGTTGGAAGATTGAAGCACCATTGGTATCATCTGCATACCAGTCTTTGCCATTCTCGAGTTCTTTCTCGATATTATCGGCTCGTCCTATAGCTTTTTGATATGACTTCTCAGCTTTAGCAACGTAACCACCTAGTCGTACGATAAGAGATACATTCCAGAACGGATTGTCTTGACCAGTATCCGTTACCTCAGAAGGTGCAGAACTGTATCTCTTACGTTTTGACTCAGGCTCAACCTCGTCAAAGTTGAAGTTGTTGATGAACATCTCAACGATATCAGAGTTGCCTTGATCTAAGGCTACCTGAGTAGGGTTAGATGTTATTTCTGTAGTCGTAGGTTGTTTAGTATTTTTTGACATATTAATATCTCCTATGTATGTCGTTAATGTTTGACCTAGTGGTCGGCTTATATAAAACAGAATCATAGCATGACAATGTTCTATTGTTCTTCCATTCTTAATGCTCTCGGAAGGCAGTCAAGTGGTGTCGCATTTAGACCTTCAAGAAAGCACAAGCAATACCTTGCTTGGTTTCTTGTTGGTCAAATGTCTGCGAAAAAAAGACCACTGTACTTTTTTTGGTCGATCCCACTTTACTCCTTCGGCTTGTTAGGTTTCATTGGGATAGAATGCCTACATAGATTAATGTGTAGCCTCGCATGGCATTGTATCCTTAGGAAACGTTACAAGTGAGAGTATGACAAACCCGAAGGACAATAAAAGAACATTGCTCATGATATGATTAACACAGATTGGCATTTCGTTGGCGAGTATGTGCCAACGAAATACGCAGGTAGAACACTGGTAACATGAACGCATCTAATGGTTTGCTTCTTTTAGTTAAAGAAGAATCCGCAGGTGTTCTACGTCCGTCACTGCAAGATTCTGCATAACGAAAGGGATAATAACGGAATGTAGGCATGACGTATGTCTTGCTGTAATGTAGTTCTTATCCCCTTGCCTGTGTCGCAACGGAAACCCCCAAGGATTAGTGAGATGTTTGCTACACCGAGCTTCGTGTGGTCTGCGAGGCAGTGACTGTTATTTATACTATGTGTGTGCGTCATCATCATCATATCCTGACCGAGTTGTGGTATAAAAAAGCATATTCTGTAAAGTGTGTCAAAATGGTAGCTTTGGTCTGAATCCCCACCCTTGGGATTCAGCGAAACAAAGCACCATGCCACTTGTTTTGATACTCTTTACAGAATATGCTCTGCGTGTTTGTCAATGGAATCAAGGACTTATAAATGCCCTTGACAAGCGATTTGTTCGTAGTTTACAAAAGGGGGGTAAGGGGGGATCTCTTGTTAACACAGCAAAGAATTACGAAGAAACAGAAGTTACTGGTTGATACGATAGTAGCAAATGGTTGCAGTATAAAAAAAGCTAGTGAGATAGCAGGTTATGCAAAAGGTGAAGCAGGAAGAGTGACAGCCAGTAAGACTTTGAGGTTGCCACATATACAAGAGTATATGCAACAAAGGGTTAGAGAGAGTATTGGATTGAATGCTACGAAAGCCTCGAATAAGATGCTAGAGCTAAGTCAATCGGCTAAGAGTGAGTACGTACAGCTTGAAGCCAGTAAGGATATACTGGATAGGGCAGGGTATAAACCTATAGAGAGAAGTATGAACTTAATCAGTGGTAACATACAAGTAAGTATAGATTTGACATAGGTGTTTGTTTAGGATTATGTTTAGTAATGCAATGAATAACAGTAGGGGTGTGGGGCAAAAACTGATGCAGTACTACAACACAATCACCCTTACAAACATTAATAGCTAAAAAGGTTCGATATGGCTAAGACACCTGCATGGCAAAGAAAAGCAGGACAGAATCCCAAAGGTGGATTAAATGCTAAAGGTCGTGCCAGTTATAAAAAGCAAACTGGTGGCACATTAAAAGCACCAGTAAAAAGTGGTGACAATCCCAGACGAGCAAGTTTCTTAGCTAGAATGGGTAACATGAGAGGACCTGAAAGAGATGCTAAAGGCAAACCTACTAGATTATTATTATCGCTTCGTGCATGGGGTGCTTCGAGTAAAGCAGATGCTCGTGCAAAAGCTAGAGCGATTACTAAACGAAATAAGGCAAAAAAGAAACGAGCATGAGTTTGTTCAAATAAAATCAGCAAAGGAGAGTGCCATGTATGGAACAATGAAAAAAACTACTACTAAGAAAAAGACTGGTGCAGGTCTTACTAAGAAACAAAAGACTTTACCAAAACAGTTACAACAAAAAATTATGAAAGCCAAAAAGAAAAAGTAATGGCTAAGAGCAGAGTCAACGAGGCAGGTAACTATACCAAACCCACTATGAGGAAAGCATTGTTCAATAGGATCAAAGCAGGTACAAAAGGTGGCAAGGCAGGACAGTGGTCTGCTCGTAAGGCACAGATGTTAGCTAAACAATACAAAGCAAAAGGTGGAGGCTATAGATGAAGAAGGCTCTTACTGATAGGCAAAAGACTGCACTCAAACGTCATGCCAAACATCATACTGCAAAGCATATGTCTAGTATGAAAAAGGACATGATGGCAGGAATGTCGTTTACAGCTAGTCACAAGAAAGCTATGAAAAAAGTTGGGAAGTAATGGCACTATCTAAATCACAGAGATCACTTCGTGCATGGACAAGACAGAAATGGAGAACCAAATCAGGTAAACCTAGTACACAAGGGTCAAAAGCTACTGGTGAACGTTATCTACCTGAGAAAGCGATTAAGGCTCTTTCTGCCTCCGAGTATGCCGCCTCTACAGCTAAAAAGCGAGAAGCAACTAGAAGAGGTAAACAAGTTTCTAAACAGCCAAAAAAGATTGCAGCAAAAACGAAAAAATACAGAAGCTACTCGTAAACTAAAGGAGAAGTTAAATGGCAATACCTAAGAATGGGAAAAACAAAAAAAGTCTTTTAAAAACTAAAGCAGAAACAGATATGGTTCAAAAGATAGCAGTTAATATAAGAAAAGAGTTAGGTGATTTAGGTTCAGTTGCAGAAGATTATTTTAGAGAATATGTAGGTATGGGTATGTCACCTAGATCTGCTTATAAAAAAATGCAAAGTAAAATGAAAAATTTTACAGAAAAAGATTTGCAACTTTATTTAATGGGTGAAGATTAATAATGAGTTTTCTACACACATTAAAGATAGAAGAGAGAAGAATACTCCGTGAGGTAGTTAAGAGAGTACACCTCAAACATCACCCTGAACAATTTTGTACTGATAGGGAAGCTGATAAAGTTATAGCTGTCATAGGTCCTGAAACTGTTGACACCCTTTTAAGAATCGGAGTCAATACAAAAATTGATACAGTTTAAATACAAACCTGATGGTGAAGTCTTAAAGGCTTTTATGAAAGATAATACTTTCTTTCGTGGCATCAGAGGTCCAGTTGGTAGTGGCAAGTCAGTTGCTTGTAGTATAGAAATTTTTAGAAGAGCCTTGATGCAAGAACCTGATAAGTCAGGTAAAAGAAAAAGCAGATGGGCAATCATAAGAAATACCAACCCACAACTAAGAACAACAACTATCAAGACTTGGCTTGATTGGTTTCCTGAAGAAGAGTGGGGAAAGTTTGCTTGGTCTGTGCCATATACTCATAATATTACAGCAGGTGATCTTGAGATGGAAGTCATATTCCTTGCTCTTGATAGACCTGAAGATGTTAAAAAACTATTATCACTAGAACTTACTGGGGTGTGGGTTAACGAGGCTAGAGAAATACCTAAGTCTATTATTGATGCTTGTACTATGAGAGTTGGAAGATACCCTAGTGTTAAAGATGGTGGTGCTACATGGTCAGGTGTTATTTGTGATACTAATAGTCCTGAAGAAGATCATTGGTGGTCAATCATGTCAGGTGAAGTACCAGTTCCAGATCACATTTCTTTGGAAGAAAGTCGTATGTTAATTAAGCCTGATAACTGGCAGTTCTTTACACAACCTAGTGGAATGATTGAGGAAAAAGATGATGAAGGTGTAGTTACTAGGTATGTGCCAAATGACAAAGCAGAGAACAGAAAAAATATATTACAGTCATATTATCCTAACTTGGTTCAAGGTAAAACAAAGTCTTGGATAGATGTCTATGTTATGAATAGGCTTGGAAGCATTCAAGATGGTAAGCCAGTTTATAATATGTTTGTAGCTGAAACTCATGTTGCTAAAGAAGAAATACCAGTTGCAGATGGTGTGCCATTATATATTGGATTAGACTTTGGTCTTACACCTGCGGCAGTTTTTGGTCAAAAGGTTAGAGGTAGATGGAATATACTACAAGAGATAGTAGCTTTTGATATGGGAGTTGTTAGGTTTGCAGAGTTGCTTCGTGCAGAAATAGCAACAAGATATGCAAACTGTGAAGTGCATATTTATGGTGA